GACTTGCTGTAGGTGTTGGTGGTATCGCTGTACTTTCAGCCCAAGTGAAGTCGAACAGCTCGACAGGGATAATGTTCAGTGTTCGCGCTGATGACGGAGCGGGGGGCAGTCTACAATATCTATCTGAAGATGGCAGCGCTTGGCAGTCTGGTATAGCTTATTTTAAGCCGCCTGACTTGCCAACATCTTGGGCTAAATGGGAGTTTACGTTACCTGCTACTGATGCTGGGAGAACGGATGCCTACTGTTATTCAGTAACCCGAAACGAAGGGGCCTCCAGCTCTAAACGAATCACAGGGCTACAGCTAGAACCCGGACTAAAAGCAACCCCAACAATCATCACCACAACGGCAGCAGTTGCTCGGGCCAAAGATGAAATACAGATAGCTGATTTTGATACATGGGCCAATGCTACTGAGGGGGTGATAGTTCTTGCTGTTACGCCTAGCGATGATTGGGCGGTTTCAAGTACGGCGTATTTCATGTCGTCAGGCGATTTATTTTTTTATCGTAACGACACGACTGACGGACTTATCTCATATGATGGAGTTTCTTCGTCCCAAGTCATTAGCGGGAACACTCCAAACGAAGAGATACTAGCAAGCGTTATATACTCAGCAACGCTGGGGCAGTTTGTGATCGGGTACTCTCAAGACGGCGGTGTTACGTTTGATTGGGATGCGACACCACAGGTATTCACATCATATACATTTAATTCAATTCTGAAGCTTGGTAAATTTATCCCCGAATCCTACACCATGCGCGGGGCAACGATGTTCGACGGCTTGCCTCCCGGCAGCGATGCTACGCTAGGCGACGTTCAAGACTGGGTGGAAGGCATTGCCCCCTTGTGGCCGTATATCCCTAGTTCTAGCGGCGTCTCAATCATAGGCAACATCATTGTCCCAATAATCAGGCCAATCATTAATCCAATCATTACATAGACGGAGACGATTATGGAAAATACTCTAACGGCTGACGGCAACACTGGAATTATTTTTGCCTCTCGGGCTTCGTTGCTTTTTACTGGTTCGCTTGGCGGCGGAACGCTTACGCTAAAGCGGCTAAAAAATGGCGCTGATGCTTCGGTTGATGCTAACTGGGTGGCGGTACAGGATAATGATGGGGTGGCCGTCTACAATGCCAGCCCTGGAGGAAATTATTTTCAGTTCGGGGCCGGGCTTAGATTGCGCGCAACCCTTGCCGACTCAACAGCCCCGAACCTCGAATGTATTTTATCTGGCGAAGCCTGATTTTATTAATGGTTGGGGTGTGCGAAAAAGATAAAAAAAAGGCGGATAGATGAATGAAAACGATCCAACGTCCTATTCTCTGCTCACTTATGGCTGGGTGATGGTTGTATCAGGCTGGGGAGGCGTTGTTACTTACTTGAGAAAACGCAGGGATGGAGTTGTGCCTATGTTTTCATTTATGGAATTTGTCGGCGAGCTGGTAACCAGCGCTTTTGCCGGTTTGGTGACCTTTTTTTTATGCGAGGCAGGGGAAGTTGCCCCGATGCTTGCGGCTGCAATGATCGCTATATCTGGCCACATGGGTTCCAGGGCAATCTATCTGATAGAAAACCAGATCAGATCAAGAAAGGGGCCGATTGATGGAGCTTAAAAAAGGCGTTTCGACAACAAATGTACAGCCTGAGCTGCTGATAGGTCTAATGGTGGCTGATAGCGTTTATTTGCTATACCAGACGCCATGCGTCGTCACCTCGCTAAATGATTCTAAGCACAGCTTTAACTCTCTGCACTATGCCGGGTGCGCTGCAGATATACTAATTAATAATTTGCCTATGGGTAAAGCCGAAGAGGTCGCCGAATGTATACGCGTGGGGCTGGGGCATAACCCAGACTATGACGTGGTGCTAGAGGCAGACCATATTCACTTGGAGTGGCAGCCAAAGTACAGGGACTAAACAGTTTTGACCAGAGGTCAAGGCAAACAAATCAAAGCCGGGGGCTTCGATGGGGCGAGCAGCAAGAAACAAAGATACTGGGTTGACCGATAAGGAGGAGAGGTTTTGCGAGCTGATTGCCTATGATCCAGCGCTCAGCGACAGCGATGCCTATCGTGGGGCGTATAACTGCGAGCGGATGAAAGTTGGGACGATAAGCACCAAGGCTTATCAGCTAAAAAATAAGGATCACATAAGGGACAGAATTAAACAGCTGCGCGAAGAGCGGGCCGAACGTACCAAAGTTGATGCTAATTGGCTGCTGACGCGGCTTGCTTTAGAGGCAACTGCTGACCTTGGCGACCTGTATCACGAAGACGGTTCTTTGTTGCCCGTAAAGGAGTGGCCGAAGATTTGGCGGCAGGGTTTGGTTGCCGGTGTAGAGACAGAACAGCTTTACGAGTATGAAGACGGGAAGAAGGTTCCAGCGGGTTTTCTGAAAAAGATCAAATTATCGGATCGGGTGAAGCGGCTCGAAATGATAGGCAAGCATATCGATGTTCAGGCGTTCAAGGAAACGATCAAGCATGATCACGGCGTTGTTCGTGTAATGCCAGTACCAACCTGCGACAGCGTAGAGGATTGGGAAAAGCAGGCCGAGCAGAACCAGCAGGGGTGAAAATAGAAACGGCATGGAAGCCGCTGCCAGGTTCTCAGTGCCTGGTTTTAAGTTGTCCGTGCGATGAGATTTTATACGAAGGCACCAGGGGGCCAGGCAAGACGGCCGCGCAACTGGCCAGATTCCGAAGAAAGGTTGGCATTGGCTATGGGTCGTTTTGGCGTGGGGTCATTTTCGACCTTGAATACAAAGACCTCGCAGACTTAATCGTTCAGTCTAAGCGGTTTTTTATGGCGTTCGAGGATGGCGCAAAGTTTCACAGCTCAGCGTCAGACCTTAAATGGGTATGGCCTACCGGTGAGGAACTGCTGTTTAGACACGGCAAAAGCGAGGACGACTATTGGCACTTCCACGGCCAGGAATTCCCGTTTATTGGTTTCAACGAGCTAACCAAACAAAAAAATGATGGGCTTTATGAGGCAATGTTTTCTTGCCGTCGGTCGTCATTTAGACCACAGGATTACCCGCTTCCTGATGGGTCACTGTTGCCGCCAATTCCTTTGGAGACGTTTAGCACTACCAACCCTTATGGCGTGGGTCATTCGTGGGTAAAACGCCGATTTATTACGCCGGCGCCCAGAGGGAAGGTTCAGCGACACGTCCAAGACGTTTTTAATCCACAAACGCAGAAAGACGAAACAATCAGCATGAACAGGGTCGCCGTTCATGGGTCTTGGCGCGAAAACCCATATTTACCGCCTGAATATATCGCTGGCCTTATGCGGATCAAAGACCCAAACAAAAAAAAGGCATGGGTAGAAGGGTCGTGGGAAGTAACCGCAGGCGGGCGCTTTGATGATTTATGGAATGAATCAACACACGTTGTTAAGCCATTCAAGATACCTTCATCATGGCGGGTTGACCGTTCGCACGACTGGGGCGAATCCAAACCATTCTCGAATCTTTGGTGGGCCGAATCTGACGGCACCGAAATTGATGCTGGCGGGACGGTGGCGCACTATCCATCTGGCACGTTGTTTTTAATTGGCGAGTGGTACGGTTGCCCCCCGGGTGAACTAAACGAAGGGCTGCGGATGGCATCAACAGACGTTGCCAAGGGCGTAAAGTGGATTGACGCCAGGATGACAGGAACAGACCCAAAAAAGCCGGCAAGCGTGGACAAGGGGCAGGCCCATATCATGCCGGGTATTTGCTCTGCGGTGGCACCGGGGCCGGCTGACTCTTCGATCTACAACACCGGCGATAACGAGAAGTCAATCGGCGAGAAAATGGCCGCGCAAGGTGTGCGCTGGGTCGAGGCAAACAAAAAGCCTGGATCAAGAATAAACGGCGCCGCACTGTTTCGCGATATGCTAGGGGCCGCAATCGATGTAAAAAGCAACGAAAGCGGGTCACCAGAGGAGCCGGCGTTTTATGTTTTCGATTACTGCAGGGGGTGGATTGAGCGGGTGCCGATTCTTGCAAGAGACCCAAAAAACCCAGATGATGTTGATACCGACGCCGAAGATCACGACTGGGACGGAACCCGCTACCGCGTGCTTGCCGGTAAGCGGATGGCAAAGACACTGAAAATGAGGACGGTTTTCTAATGGCTGACGTTACATTTGAGCGTGAAGAATTTACGCAATCACTTCCGGGCTGGACTCTGGTCGATGACGTGTGCGAAGGGGAGCGAAAAATAAAAGAGGGCGGGCCGCTTTATTTGCCGATTCCAAACCCGGCCGACAAGTCGAGCGAGAACGCCGAACGATTCAAGCAGTATTTGGCCAGGGCTGTTTTTTATAACGCCACGTCTCGCACGCTGCAGGGGCTCACTGGGGCCGCGTCAAAAAAGGCGCCAGAGGAAGAAATAGGCGGCCAAGTTGATTACGTCAAAACGGATATAGACGGTTCTGGAACAAGTATTTATCAGCAATCAATCCAAGCGCTTGGAAACGTTCTTAAACAGGGCCGGCACGCTCTGTTCGTTGACTATCCAAACACCGAAAAGCCAACATCAAGGGCAGAGCAAGACGCCGGGAATATCCGCGCAAACACTGTCAGCGTAAAAGCCAACCAGGTTATCAACTGGAAAATGGGCAAGGTTGGCGGATCGCACCGGTTGGAAATGGTCGTTATTCAAGAAAGCGCCGAAGAAAACACGTCGGACGGCTTCGGCACTGCTTTTGTTGCTCAATACCGCGTTTTGCGGATGGTTGGCAATGTTTATAGCGTCGAAGTTTGGCGCAAAAGTGGCGACGAATGGGTGATTTTTGAAGAATACAGCCCAACCGATAGCCGGGGTAATCACTGGGACGAAATACCGTTTACCTTTATTGGGTCGGAAAATAACGATACTTCTATCGACGCAGCGCCGCTTTATGATTTGGCCGTTTTAAACGTGGCGCATTATCGAAACTCTGCTGACTATGAGGATAGCGCGTTTTTTGTTGGTCAGGCTCAACCTTGGATCGCTGGGCTGGATGAGGAATGGCGCGACCACTTGGAAGCAGCCGGCCTGTTTGTAGGGTCACGCGCTCCCATATTGCTGCCTGCTGGCGGGGCTTATGGCATTACGCAGGCCCAGCCGAACAGCATCGTAAAAGAGGCGATGGATCAAAAAGAAAGGCAGATGGTCGCGCTGGGGGCCAGGTTGATCGAGCGTGGCCAGGCGGTGAAGACGGCAACGGAAGCGCAAAGCGACAACGAGTCGGAACATTCTGTTTTGTTGCTTGCTGTTGAAAATGTAAGTTCGGCTTACACCAAGGCGCTAGGCTGGATGGCTCGCTATGTGGGCGATTCTTCGCAGCCGCTTTATAAAATCAATAATGATTTTTCAGAGTATCAGCTAGAGGCCCAGATGCTGACAGCGTTAGTCGGGGCGTGGCAGTCTGGAACAATCCCTAGCAGTGATTTTTGGCAGCAAATGCGGAAGTTTGGGGTTATTCCACCAGGCAAGGACGACGAACAGATTAGAGACGAACTAGAGGCCGACGGCACCGGCTTGGGGCTTGACGATGGCGGCTAATCCGGCGCTGATTGAATCAACGACCAGGCACCAGGTTTATCTCGAAGGGCTAAAAAGCGGGGAAGCTAAAAAATTCGATAAGTTCTTGCGTCGAATCGATAAAAGTTTGCGCGACCGGCTGGCTGCCGGTGGGCTGACTGAATTCAGCCGGGCCAGGCTGGAACGATTATTAAAGGCCGTTGATGGCGACTTGGCAGAAATTTTTAAAAGCCACAGCCACGAGTTATCGGCCAGCTTAAATGAAATTGGCGAATATGAAGCCGGGTTTGAAGCCAGAAACCTTGAAAACAGTATTCAACACGAAGCATTCGAGGCGGTAATTCCAGCGACCGAACAGGTTAAGGCCGCAATTTTGTCATCGCCGCTGTCTGTTCGCGGGCCTGACGGTGGCAAGCTGTTGGCCCCGTTTATCAGTGATTGGAGCAGGACGGAACGCGACCGGCTAACCGGGGCAATCAGGCAAGGTGTTTACGAAGGCCAGACCAACGCACAGATAATAAAAGCGCTTAGAGGCACCAAGGCAAACGGCTATCGTGATGGCTTGCTGCAGATAACGGCAAGGAATGCCACGGCAATAACCAGGACAGCAGTTCAGCACGTTTCATCAGTGGCCAGGGTGGAAACGTGGAAAAACAACGAGGACATAATCACCGGCTATCGGTGGGTATCAACGCTGGACGGCAGAACGTCGGCCGTTTGTCGCTCGCTTGATGGCCAGGTATTCAAGATAAAAAAGGGGCCAAGACCTCCTATCCATATCCAGTGCAGATCAACAACCGTTGCAGAGCTTGCCCCAGAGTTCGACTTTCTGAACAGAGGACAGACCAGAGCAAGCAAGGGCGGGCCGGTCGATGCTGGTGAAACTTATTATTCGTGGCTTAAAAAACAGCCGGTAGAGTTTCAGGTTGGGGTTATTGGGGAGGCAAGGGCAAAGCTGCTAAACAGTGGCGGCTTGACTGCTAGCGAATTTGGCAGGCTGAATCTAGGGCGGAATTTCAAGCCGTTAACGCTGTCAGAAATGAGGCTCAAGGAGCCGCTGGCGTTTAAAAGGGCGTTTAATGATTAATTTACTCTTTAGAGGGTAGAATAACTAAAATCTAACGATGATCTGCGGGCAGAGCCTGCACAAAATCCCAGGGGGAAATAACATGGCTTTAAAGTTTTTGCGTGACTCGCTTGATGGTCTCGACGACGCAGAAAAGGCGCTTTATCAAGAAAAAGACGGGAAGTTTCAACTAGCGGTTGAAGGTCTACCGGAAAACGAAGACTTGGCCGGGTTAAAGGCTAAAGTTGACCAGTTGCTCGGCGAGAAAAAAGCAGCAACCGCAAAAGCTAAGGAAGCAGAAGATGCGGCGAGAGAAGCAGCAGAAAAAGCCGCCAGGTCGTCGGGCGATGTTGCCGCGCTTGATAAATCTTGGCAGGAAAAATACGATGCACGGGAAAGCGAAACCAAAGGAATAATCGAGGGCATGAG